TAGTAGTTAATACAGATAAATTACATCGAGGATATAATAAAGAAAGCTGTAATTTTCAAAGAACTAATTTGATTATTGGGTTGGCTACTTGGTTAAAGTATGACGAAATTAATAATTCTTACTCATTAAATCATCATTATGGGAAAACACACCCATATGATTTAGCAAGACAAAATCTATTAAGTTTTAATTAACCCCTAACTAAAAGCATATATGAGTAACTCACAAGAGTATAACTTTGCTTCTTGGAAGAAAAAAGAACCAGAGATAATTAAGACTTACGATACAAGTAATCCACCAGAGTTTAAATTACATCTTCAATACCCAAAGGGTTGGAGATACTTAATGTATAAACCACATACCTCTGAACTAACAGAGAATGGAATACCTATATCGTTAGAGAGTATAAATATGGATTATACTAAGGGTCATTTTCACGAATGGACACCTAACTCTCCAAGTAACCCTGCTAAAAAATCTGATAAGCCAAACAATGTAAAAATTCAGATGGGTTTAAAATGTAATTATGCTTGTAGTTATTGTAATCAAGCGACACAAGTACCAAACTCATTTCAAGGTAATCCTCAAGAAGCACAGAAATTTTTAGATGATTTACCTACATGGTTTAAAGGCGATGGTAATAAAACAAGATGGGAATTTTGGGGTGGAGAGCCATTAGTTTATATAAAAGTTTTAAAAGTATTAGCTGAAGGATTGAGAAAAAAATATCCTACAGCAGAATTTAATATCATTACTAACGCATCACTTCTTACTCCTGAGATTGTTGATTGGTTAGATAGTTTAGATTTTCAAGTTGGAATATCTCACGATGGTGCTGTTTACAGAGACCAAAGAGGAGAAGATATTCTTACTGTACCTAAAACTTTAGAAGCAGTTAAATATGCTTACAAAATTTTATTTCCAAAAGGTAGAATAGGTTTCAACTGTGTTCTTACAGTTAAAAATTACTAACTACATAAAGTTAGAGAATACATTGCAGAGAAGATGGGACTAACACCATTTGAAATTCCTCTTACAACAGAAGAAATTATGCTTCCGTATGATGTTGGTGGAATGATGTTATCGCCAACATTACCTGAAGAACAAAAGGAAATGAGAGAAGTTTTATTTGAAGAAGCGGCTTTCGGAACTACTTTAAGTGTATCTACAGTCTTTTCAAAATTAGATGACTTCTTTACTTCTATAAAAACACAAAGACCATTTACAGTATTTGGTCAAAAGTGTGGAATGGATAACCCTGATATTCTTGCTGTTGATTTAAAAGGTAATGCGATGACTTGCCAAAATACAAACGCAAATCTTCCACAACACAACATAGGAAAAACTGAAAACATTAAAGCTATGGAGATGACTTTAGTTCATCACTTTAGAACTAGAAGCGAGTGTGTAAGATGTCCAGTAGTTCAATTATGTAAAGGTGCTTGTTTATTTTTAGAGAATGAATTTTGGACTAAAGCATGTGATGTTTCTTATAATTACAATGTAGCAATGCTTGGTGCGGCTATGTACAGACTGACAGGTGGAATTTTACGTTACATAGAAGGAACTCCTAGACGAGATAACATGCACGATAAGTTTGAAGTTATATCTCAAGATTTTATAAGCAAGTTATCAATACCAACACAACAAGAAATTCGTATTTGATGACTACTTTAAATTTATTTAGCACACCAATTAAAATAGTTTCATTTTCAAATTTTGAAGAAATTAATAAAAAAATTGGTAAGGCAATGTCTTTAGGTTTTAAATGGAATTTTACTGATAATTTACCAGAAGAAGAAGGTAAGGAATTACAAAAAATATTTATAGATGAAGCTGAATTATATTTAAAAGAAGTTTCAAATCAAAAAATAGATTTAGAGTTAATTAAAAGTTGGACTACCTGTACTAATAAATTTGGGTTTAATACTCCCCATTGCCATGCTGATAATACTGTTATTGGTGTTTATTACATAAAAACTTTTGATAAGTGCGGAGATTTATTATTACACGACCCAAGAGGTTCTCATAGCTTTGTACCTAAGTATGAAATTAATACTGCTGGTCACTCAGTTAGCGATAGAACTTATCATAGAATAACACCCAAATGTGGAGATTTAATTTTATTTCCAGCTTACATTGTTCATTCAGTTGAACCTAATATGTCTGATGAAAGCAGAATAAGTCTTGCGATGAATTTTAAATACAAAAATTATAATCAATTTAAATCAGAATAATTATGAAAAACAAAGAATGTAAATGCAAACCATGTACCTGCGGAAAAGAAGTTACCTGCAAGTGTGCTGAGAGATTAACGAAGCTAAAAGAAAAACTTAAACAACTAATCCGACCAAATTAGTGGGAATTAACAACTATATAAATAATATGACAATACTATTAATACTTATAATTTTTATCGTAGGCACTTTTTGTGGGTGGAAATACGAGACAACAATTAATGAGTTCATAGAACACTTTAAAGCTATGAATAAAAAAGATTTATAAACAAACCAACCAAAGAGGAAAATATGTTCACACCTAAATTTGAAATTCCTTCTTACGAAGAAGCTAAAAAAGCTACAGAAAACTTCGCAGGACAGGTTCAGAAATTTTGGGCAGATGCTTTCAAAGACTACGCAAAGTCAGTTGAAGCATTTTTTCAAAATAACAAAAAGTAAATAATAACAACAAACATCAGGAACACTAATGGCTAAAAAGAAAGAAAAGTCTGTTTCTGAATTACTAGAAGATGCACAAGATATTCTAGCTCAAATTCAGGACAAAGTTAGTGAAAATGAAACTGATGACAATGAGTTTGACGATTGGTCTGAAGACCAAGACGAAGAATAGTCATCAATGTAATTTTAGCTCCGCTTATGCCAATTAAATCCAGTAAGAGCTTTCACAAACGAAAAAGAGAAAATTTAAGTAAATCACATTTTAATATTTTATTATTTGAATTAAGAAATTTAAAAAAAGATGTTGAAGAACTTAAATCGTTTATGAATAAATCTAAAGGAACATTATCAGTAATCGTTTTTATCTCTGGTTTAGTTGCAACAGTTATTATGGCTTTGGATTACTTTAAAAAATAAATATGTCAGAAAAATTAAAACAATTACATGAAAAACTTTGCGAAGTTTTATTAGAGAAAATAAATAATCCTGATGTTACTGCAAGTGAATTAAACGTAGCAAGACAGCTTTTAAAAGATAATGGGATTGATGCTGTACCTGTGGAAGGTTCTCCACTTCAATCTTTAATAGACGAATTACCTTTTAAAATAAATGACAGAAATACCAAACAAGCTAACTGATTTTAGAAATTTTTTATATCTAACTTGGAAGCATCTTAATCTACCTGAACCTACTAAAATTCAGTACGACATTGCAAATTATATTGCTAATGGTTCGCAGCGAACTATTGTCAGTGCTTTTAGAGGAGTAGGTAAGAGCTGGATTACTTCTGCTTTTGTATTGTGGAAGTTATTATTAAATCCACATCTAAATATATTAGTTGTCTCTGCATCTAAAAATAGAGCAGATGACTTTAGTACATTTTGTCTTCGTTTATTGTCAGAAATGCCAATATTAATGCACCTTTATCCAAAGGATAATCAAAGACAAAGTAAGATAAGTTTTGATGTAGCACCAGCAGGAGCTTCACATCAACCTTCTGTTAAAAGTTTAGGAATTACAAGTCAGCTTACAGGTTCAAGAGCAGATATTATTATAGCAGACGATATTGAAACTTCAGGAAATACACAAACACAGTTTATGCGAGATAAACTTTCTGAAAGCATAAAAGAGTTTGAAGCTATAATTAAACCTGAAGATACATCTAGAATTATATTTTTAGGAACACCACAAAACGAATTTAGTATTTATAATAAACTTCAAGAAAGAGGTTATAGAATTAGATATTGGTGTGCCAGATACCCAAATGAAACACAGTTTAAATCGTATGGTTCTAATCTAGCTCCAATTATTTCTAATACTTGGAGTTCTGAAATGGTAGGTAAAGCAACCGACCCATCAAGATTTGATGAACAAGATTTACTTGAAAGAGAAGCAAGTTATGGTCGTTTAGGTTTTAACTTACAGTTTCAATTAGACACAACTCTTTCAGACTTAAATAAATATCCATTAAAGTTATCAGACTTTACAGTGATGACTTTAAACCAAGAGAAAGCTCCACAGAAAGTTATCTGGGCTTCTTCTCCTGAATTAAAATATGGAGATATACCTTGTGTGGGTTTACAGGGTGATGGTTTTTATAGACCAATGCAAGTTCAAGGAGATTGGATTGATTACACAGGTTGTGTGATGAGTATTGACCCATCAGGTAAAGGTAAAGATGAAACTGCTTATGCGGTTACTAAATTTCTAAATGGAAATATTTATTTAATAGATGTTGGTGGATTTAATGCAGGTTATACTGAACATGTTTTAGATAAGCTAACTCAAATAGCTAAAAAGAATAAAGTAAATAAGATTTTAATTGAAGATAACTTTGGTCAAGGAATGTTTGAAGCATTGCTTAAACCTTATTTAATAAAAGATTATCCTTGTACGACTGAATTAATTAGACAGACAACAAACAAGCACAGAAGAATTTTAGATACATTAGAACCTTTGATGTCTCAACATAGGATTATTGTAGATACTAATGTAATTAAAAAAGATTATGAAAGTACAAACGATTTGTATTCTCCTGAACAAGCATTGAAGTACCAATTATTTTATCAAATCAGCAGATTACAAGTTGGAGTTAATAATCTAATACAAGATGACCGAATAGATGCCTTGCAAATGGCATGTCATTATTGGTTACAACAATTAGCAAAAGACCAAGATTTAGCTTTTAAACAGAAAAAGGAAGAAGATTTTAGGGTTCAGCTAGATAAATACTGGGGTAATAACAACATTAATAGTAGCTGGATTAAGTATTAATTTTAAATATAATTTTTACATATAAATTTTACATATAAATTTTATACTTAATTAGAACAATATAAGGAAAATATAGGAAAAAGAGGGGTACACAGGTAGGTCTAGAAGCCAACTTGATAGCTCTACGGGCTTTAAATTAAGACTTTTTTATAAGTCTGTCCAAAGGTGCAACCTAATCTAAAGGCGACACACACCTTTCTAGACATCACAAGACCCTCTCATACTAACTCTAATAGTCTTAAAGTTGTTTTAAAGACCATTCTGAGAGAAGTATGATGTTTATGTTTTCTTTATTTTTAATTTAAGTTGGACTTAAGGAGTTCTCTAAGAAGTCCTATAAGTAATACTTAAGGACATC